TTAAGGAGGGTGCCATGAAAATTATCAAATACCAGCTGGCGACAGAGATCAACCACGGCACCCCTGAGGAGCCGGACATCGAGACGGTGCTCTCCGGTGTTACGATGCCTTACACGGAGGCTTCTTACGCCATCGCCCAGACGGAGGCGTATCAAGGGCAGATTACCGTGGAGGATGATGGACGGCCGGAGCCGGAACCTGGAGCCGAGGACATTACTCTTGATATGCTGGCAGACCATGAGGAACGCCTGTGTATGCTGGAACTCACCACAACTACTGTATGACAAGGAAGGAGCAGGACCATGACAACTGTATACAATCTTTGCAAGCTGCTGATTGACCGGGGGCGGACCGAGGGCCTTCAGGAGAAGATGGACGTGTATCTCGCCGCCGATAGGCTGACCCCGGAGGAATACAGCGCCCTCAGTAAGATGCTGACTGCGGAGGCGGCAGAGTAAAATGGACGAGAAGTGCATCCTGGACCCGCAGAGGGATTGTCTGGGCCTCCAGAAAGCCAATATGCTGGAAAAGCAGATGTCGGAATGGCGGGAGGCGTCCCGCAGCACCCACAAAGAACTCTTTGGCCGGATGCGGGAACTGGAAAAGGCGGAGGCCGCCCGGAATGAGCAGTACGACAATATCATGGAGAAGCTGGACCGGCTGATCGCATGGCAGGAGGCCGAGCAGGCCAAGCCGAAAAAGCGGTGGGAAGCCATCGTGGACAAGTCCGTATGGGCGGTTCTGGCGGCGGTAATTGCGTTTATTTTGGCCCGCATTGGGCTGTAATTTGAAAGGAGCTTACTTATGACTACCAACGAAATTCTGAACAAGTACACCACTGGCGAAATGACCCTGCCCGAGGCGAATGAGGCTCTGAAAAAGGCAGGTGCGGGCTTTACCCTGGACCCCAACCGCAACGTCATCACTCAGGAAGAGTTTGTGGCGACCACGGCAGGGGATACCCCCGACACCGTCAACGGCTACGGCCTGATGGACCACGGCGTGGGCTGCATGGAGAAGGTGTATGTGGTAGGCGGCAAGACCGTGGATGTGAACATGGGCGAGGAATATGCTCTGGTGTACATCGCCGGCCACAAGTACGAGCTGAAGGGCGACACCCTGGTGGAGCCGGAGGTGTAAGACATGAAAGCTATGCTGTCCCAGCCGATGGCTGGAAAAACCGATGAAGAAATCATCGCAACCAGAGAGAAAGCGATCTCTGCCCTGAAAGAAAAGGGATACGAGATTGTGAACACCCTATTTACAGACGAGTGGTATAGCAAAGAGAAGATGGAGGAGCGCGGGGTCGTCCAGATTCCCCTGTGCTTTCTCGCAAAGTCTCTGGAAAACATGAGCCTCTGCCATGCAGCCTACTTCTGCAAGGGCTGGGAAAAGGCCCGTGGGTGCAGGATCGAGCATGAGGCGGCCACCGCATACGGACTCACCATCCTTTATGAGGAGGGCTGATATGGAGACACTGAAGAAGCGCCTGGGCAATCTGCTGGCAGTCAAGAGCATTGTCACCATCACCCTGACGGCGGTGTTTGCCTACCTGACCTGCACTGGCGGCGTGACGGCAGAGCAGTTCTTGACGGTGTTCACCGTGGTGATTGCGTTCTATTTTGGGACACAGGCGGAAAAGCGCGCCCAGCAAAGCGGCGGTGATAGCCAGTGAGTTACACGCGAAAGGAGCAGCTGGCGAACCCCGGGAACTATGGCGGTTCCCGGAACGCCAGCCAAATCCGATATCTGGTGTACCACTACACCGGGAATGACGGGGACAAGGCGGCAAACAACGCCGCGTACTTCCAGCGGAACATCGTCAAGGCCAGTGCCCATTACTTTGTGGACGATACCACCGTATATCTGTCCGTCCCCGATCTGAAGATTGCGTGGTCCGTCGGCGGCAGCAAGTACGCCAACGCCGACAAGACTGGCGGCGGCACCATGTACGGCGTCATCACCAATACCAACTCTATCAGCATTGAGATGTGTGACACCATCCGGAACGGTGTCTATCAGGCCAGCGAAGCAACTCTTGCCAACGCTGCCGCCCTGGGCCGGGCTCTGATGGAAAAGTACGGCATCCCCATTGAGAACGTGTACCGTCACTTTGATGTGACAGGGAAGCACTGCCCGTCGTACTTGGTGAGCGCCCAGAAGTGGGCAGAGTTCAAGAAGAGACTGGAGGTCAAGATCATGGACAATACACCGTCTCCCGCCCACAAGGAGGGCGTGGAATGGGCCATTGCAAACGGCATCCTGACGGGCAACAGCGAGGGGGACCTGATGCTCTCCCAGCCCGTTATCCGGCAGCAGATGTGCACTATGTTGCATCGGCTTTGGGAGCTGATGAAATAAGAGGAAGGACGTGAGACTGTGAGCGCAAGAGTGAAACTGCCTGATCCGCTGGATAAACTCTTGCGCTCTCAGCTGGAAAGAGCTATTGAAGAGGCAGCACTCTATACAGACGATGAACTGATCGCAAGGCGGCGTATCATCGATAAGTGGAATCAAATTGATGTAGCGGCAGAATTGGGCTGGTATCGTAGCACAGTTAGCGATCACGAAAAGTATATATTCCAGAGGGTTAAGGATGTAGCAAAACAGCTTTACAAAAATAAGGGAGCCGGGGATTGACCCGGCTCCTATCTTTTATACTCGTAGGCATTCGTCGAAAAAGGCTTTATCTAAGATAAGCACATCATCAGAACAATTTTTAAGTTTAGTCATATTTTGCCCATTTACACCCACAACAACAGTTATTTTCCCGATAGTATTCAGAATTTCAAGCGCCGGAATATAATCGCTATCTCCGCTCACAATAACAGCAACATCATACGCATTTAAAAAGCCTTTTGCTATTAAATGAACCCCCATGTTGGTGTCGGTTCCTTTTTCCTCTACATAATAAGTTGACTTGTCATGAATATCCATTTCCTTCCCATAAACCTTCCGAGCGATATGCTGCCCTTCGATTACGGTAAAATATTTTTGATTTTTCAACCCATTTATCCAGTTATATGTATTTTTCCTGCGCTCATCCTGCATAAGAAATTCATCTGGCTTTGGGGCACACAAGAAAGTTTTTTCAAGGGTATGGTTCCCTGGAAGAAGGCTGACAATTTTCTGTGGGAACTTATTATAATCTAATCTGGCAGTAGGTTCCTCGATTTTGCGATAATAATTCATCATAGCGATATTGAAGTTTTCAAAATCAATAAAGACCATTGCCCTTCCCATATTTTATCCCTCCAGTAAATGTCTAAGGGG